TGGGGAAAAGGCTGTAATTCCTGACGGTGAGTTCGGAGAAAAAGTTTATGACCAAGTACGTGTCATCGAGCCAGGTCGTTATCGCGTCTTTAGGCAGGAGGAGAAAAAACTTGAAATGCAAGGGCCCTTTCCATACCCCGCTTCGTTCGATCAATCCGACGCTTCAGCGGAGTATAAGTTGGTTGAGTCAGGCGATTTTTCACTTGGGCAAATCCCGTTAGTAACGATTTATGCGGATAAAAAGGACACGTTAACTAGCCGACCACCGTTATTGGATATAGCACATTTAAATTTGGCTCATTTCCAGCGTCAAGCGGATTTGATTCATAGTCTGCATATTGCAAGCCAACCGATGCTTGTGTTGGAGGGCTGGGATGACCAAACGAAGGATATGGCAATCAGCGTTAATTACGCGATGGCGACCCAGCCGGGTAATAAGGTCTATTACGTGGAGCCTGCATCGAGTGCGTTTGAAGCGCAGTCAGCAGAAATCCAAGAGTTACAACAACAAATGGCGACTTTAGGGATCAGCACGTTAAGTCAGCAAAAGTTTGTGGCTGAATCTGCTGATGCCCGTCGCTTGGATCGTATCGACACAAATTCAATGTTGTCGATGGTGTCAATGGACTTGGAGTCTGGGTTGCAGAAGGCTTATGACTACGCAGCTGATTACTTGGGCATTGAAGCGCCAGAAGTCAAGATTAGTCGTGACTTTGATCTGCAGCGACTGATTGGGCAGGACATTGCCGCAATGGGTCAACTGTTCCAGGATCAGATTATTGATCGAGAAGAGTTCCGGGACATGCTGGTGCAAGGCGAGATTTTGCCTACAGCGGCAGAGAACTCAGGTGACGTTACAGTAGGGGGGCAATAGCTTTCAATTTCATGGGACTTCGTTTCGAGGAGATCAACCCTCCCAAAAAAGAAGAAAAGCCTGCAGTGAAAAAAACTACTGCTACTAAAAAGACAAAGAGTAGTAAAGTAGCAGAGTCAACTGACTCCTAATAATGGAAGAACAAGTCATCCAGGAAACGCCAGTGGCGTCGCCTGAACAGCCTGTGGCTGCGACTGAAACTCCTGCTGTCGATGTGTCTGCTTACGAGCAGCAAATTCAAACGCTCCAGCAACGTGCTTCTGAAGCCGAGGAAAAATTCCAAGGCATCAAGGGCAAGTTAGACGAGGTCTACAAAAAGCAAGACGATCAACGTCGCAAAACCCTTGAGGACCAAGGGCAGTGGAAAGACCTTTGGGAAGAGGCCAACAAAACTGCTCAAAGCAAAGACCAGCAAATTGCTGATTTGGAGCGTCAGCTAGCAGATCTTCGGACATCAAACGAGACTGCAGCGATGAAAAACTCTGCGTTATCAGCCATCAGCCAGTCTGGTGCGATCAATGCGGAGCAGATGTTGCAGCTTGTTCAAAGTAATTTGAAGAAAGCTGACGACGGCAGCGTCAAAGTTTTGAACGGTGGCGTTGAGGAAGACATCAACGTCTATCTGTCCAAACTGAAAAATCCTGGTTCTGGCTTTGAGCATCATTTTAAGCCAAGCACCCAGGCTGGCATGGGCGCTAAGCCAATTACAGGAACTGCTGGTGCTGCAGGTGTCGCTAACCCTTGGTTAGAAGGTAGTATTAACTTAACAAGGCAAATGACCTTGGAAGCTACCGACCCTGATCTTGCAGCTGTGCTCAAGAGAGAGGCAGGTAAATAAGTCCCCGTGGGACACCATTTTCAAGTCTGTGGCTTGAGACCCCGCAAACGTTATCCCTGAATAAGAAATGGCCGCACCATTTCAGAATTATTCCGGCGGTGTCCTTCTGGCGGACATCGTAAAAAGGAATAATCTCAGCACCTATGTGTCTGAGGCAATTAAAGAGCGCAGCTTGTTTATCAAGTCTGGCGCTGTGGTTCGTAACGCTCTTCTCGATTCGCGAGAAGGCGGTACTCGCATTCAAGTTCCTGAGTTTAACCCCGTGTCTCCAACTGAGGAGATCATGGACGGTACTGCAACTTGGGGCACCAGCTCTGCCGGTTACCTGACTCCTCAAAAGATCGGAACCGGAACTCAAATTGCAACCATCTGCCATCGCGGTTTTGCGTATGCCGTAGATGACATTGCAGTTTTGGCTGCTGGTGAAGATCCAATGCTTCACATCCGCAACCAACTGGCTGATGCCATTAACAAACTGAACAGCGCACGTCTGTTCTCTCAGCTTGCTGGTTTGTTTGGTACGGCTCTGTCTGGCAATGCTTTGGACAAAGCTGTTGCTGCTGCCTCTGGTGGTGCTGAAGCTAATTTCCTGAGTGCTGCCAATGTTGCTGAAGCACGTTCCAAGCTTGGTGAGCGTGGCGAAGAGCTGGACACTCTGATTGTCCATCCTTCTGTCGCTTACTACCTGTATCAGGTAGGAATGCTGACCTTCTCTACTTCTGCACTGTCTGCTTCTGGCGCGGTGACTTGGGGTGGTGGCGGTGTTGGCATTGGTGCTCGCGAAGTGGGTGAATTTGCCGGTATGCGTGTGGTTGTTGATTCACAAGTCAACACTGTGGCACCTGGCACGTCTGGTCACCAGCGTGAGTTCTATTGCTACCTGGTCAAGTCCGGCACCATTCTTGAAGGTGTGCAACAGGACTTGCGGATTGAAGCAGATCGTAACGTGCTGTCTAAGCAGGACGTGCTTTCTGTTGACTACCACTCCACCTATCACGTTATGGGTACGAAGTGGGGCAATGCTGCTGACAACCCGACCAATGCTGTGCTTGCAACAGCAGGCAACTGGAGCGCTACTTATGACATTGATCTGATTCCTATGGTTCAGATGACTGTCAATAGCCCTCTGGATACCACGACCATCTGATCTTGATCAGACAAAAAGCCCTACCATTAGGTGGGGCCACCTTCTTTTTGCGCTATGGCTGCCACGATCAACGCCACACTGAAGAGTGCGACAGCCAACAGCTATGTGACGTTGGCTGAAGCCAACACGTATTTTGAGACTGTTCCAAGTAGCACCACCTGGGACGACAAAACGGATGACGCAAAAAACCGAGCGTTAATTTCCGCAACACGCTGGATCGATACGTTGAATTTCTACGGCGATCGCTGCGATACCAGCCAAGCATTGAACTGGCCTCGTAATAATTATCACGTTGACCGGGTAGAGCTTGTTTGCACGAGTATTCCGAACGATATTAAGTATGCAACCTACGAGTTAGCGAGGGCATTAGCCAATGACACGGACTCGATTACAGGGTCTACCGGCGATACGGGATTATACGAATCCGTCAAGCTCGGAGAGATGGAAGTCAAATACAACACTTCTAGTCAGGCTACTGGAACTGTTAATAACGTATTCGACGTTTATCCTTGGCTTCAGTCTTATCTCGGCGCTTACTGTTTGGGTGGCAGTGGCTCGTATCAAGTCCGCGTTGTGAGGGGTTGATATGGCAGGTCAACTTGACAGTCTTTTTAAAAACGTAGCCAAGTCGGTAGTCAAAGACCTTGGCACGTCACTTGACACGTCAATTACTTATACAAAAAAAGCTTCTGCAACTTACAACGTGGCAACTGGTGCTGTGACGAGCACCGACACTAATTATGGCTTCAAAGCTCCTGTTGAATTTGTCACTTCAGACGAAGAGGCTGGGTATCAAGAGAATATCGCCCGCCTTTACATAACCCCTGATCAGATTGGAGATAATCAAGCCAATCTGCAGGACGAAGTGTCGCTGACATTCTCTGGAGCGTCTCGGAAGGCCAAGATTCAAGACATTCGCACGTTTAGAGGCGGTCAGGAATACCTTTACATTATTCGGGTGGTGTTCTGATGACGCTTGTAAACGCTAGAGCTGCATTCGAGACTGCGATTAACACTGCAGTAACGGATGCGGATGCCACGGTGTCGGTAGTATTTGATAACATGCCGTTTACGACGCCTGGTCGTGATAAGAAGTATGTGCTTGTGACGATTAACTTTGAGCAAGCCACACTCCAAAATCACGGCGCAGCTACTGATTTTTATAGCGGGAGCGTCCAGTGTGGAATTTTTACACCACGAGACGAGGGGACTGCTGGAGCGTCTGCGATTGCAGAATCAGTTATTGATGGTTTGACTTCTGTGAACGCCTCTAACTATACGGACACTTATTCAACTGTTCCAAGAGTTGAGCAGATTGTTGGCCCTACCGCAATTACGACTGAAAACAACAGTCATTTTCTGAGTGTTATTAACTGCCGGTTTACGGCGATTGCGTAATGGCTGGAGAACCAATTACTGAACTGGCCGAAGATCTTCGCAAATTTATTGAAGAAGGCCGTGCTCAGGCTGGGCCAAGGATTGTATTTGCACTGCAACATGAGGGCCCGTGGTGGACTGGAACGTTTGGCAAAAGCTGGAAGTTAAGCGCCACTAAAGTTCGACCTGTCAACGCTGAGAATGTTGAGCAGATAGGTGTTGGTGGCGCTCCAAAGCGCGACACGTTTATTACTGGCGGTGATTCGCTGTCGGCTAAGCGAACTGCCAAGCTTCCTCAAGAGCCACCAATTTTGCGTGTGCCCTATAACAAGTCTTTGTATATAGGCAACGAGTCAACTTATGCGGGATTTGCAACTAATCAGCCAGGTCAAACCATTAGAGGTACGACATATGAGCAACATGCTGACAAGTATCGGATTACAGCATCCAGTCCTGATTGGTACAACATTTACACGAATGGCGGCAAGATTATGGATGACCTGACAGAGGGCTTCAGGCGTGCTGGCGCAAGTAGGCTATAGTACAAGAGAAAAGTCATTAATTTGTGATGGAGCGCGCGATCGACAAGCTGTGCAATGCTTTTAACGTTGAGGAGCGTAGCAGTTATACGATTAAAAGCGGCGAAGAAGTCGTGCTCAAGCTCTATTGGTCTCCTTTAACGATTGCCGACCGAGACAAAATTAACGACACTTTGCAGGCGCTCAAAACGGGTGAAAAAGATAGCGGCATGGATTTTGCCGTTCAAATGTTGATTCAAAAAGCTGAAGATGAGGGTGGCAATAAGCTATTTCAGTCAGGTGATCGCGCCAAGATCCGTAATCGCTTGCCAATGACTGTCGTGATCGACATTATGGCGAAAATGCAGGGCCTTGAGGAGGTGGAAGAACCAGACGAAATCAAAAGCGAAGCTGGCGAAGGATAATTATCTATTTTTACAGTTTTTTATTGCTGAAAAACTGGGCATGACGGTTGTCCAGCTTCGGAACACGATGAGTACAGAAGAGCTATTTGCTTGGAGCGCTTACTGTGTCTTGAAGAGTGAGCGAGAAGAAAAAGAGATAGACAGGGCTCGTCAGCAAGCTCAATACCGTCGTGTGCGCTAATGTGTTCTTATTAGTGCAGGCTTGCTGTGGCTGGGGCTAACTACGAGGTCAATATCCAGCTAAAGGCCGATCCAGCGCTCAAAGCATTGGAGCGGATCGAGAAAAAAATCAATGGTTTAACAAAATCATCTGTTGATTTGCAGGACGCCAAGGGTGCTGCAATGGTTAAAAATCGCAATCTTGCGGACAGAATTAACAAGTTAGAGGAAAAGGGTGTCAATATCGCAAAAATGCGTGATCGATTAAATAGGGCTATTGAGAAAACAGATAAGGGCAAGTTGCGAACTGCTGCGGCGCATGAAAAGATTCTTCGTCGTGAGGTTAAAAATGAAGAGCGACTGCTTCGAGTTAAAAAAGATCAGTTGAAGGTTGATCGTCAGCAGCCCAAAAGGAAAGGTCCTGGTCGCGTTGGAGGAGCGGTTTTGGGCGGTGGTTTTCCATTGTTGTTTGGCGGCAGTCCATTTCAAGCATTAGGCGGTGCTGTAGGTGGCGCGTTTGGAGGGTTTGCAGGGGGCATTGGAGCGCAGGTTGCTGCTGGACAGATTGAAAATCTTTTTGCAAAAGCGGCACAGTTAGGACAAGGTTTAAGTGAACTAAATTTTGACCTGCAAGGCGTTACAGAAGCCGCAGGTTTTGCTGGCACGGAAACGGCGCAGTTTTTGGAACGGATTGAGCAGTATGGCGATGCAGCAGTTGCCGCTCGTTTAGCGACTGAACTGCTTGAAAAGCGAATTGGCGTTGGCGGAGTAAAGGCATTAAAAGATTTTGGGGAGAAGGCTGGTGAGTTGGGACAAGCATTGAGCACGATATTTACGCAGGTTTTGGCTGGAATTGCAGAAGCTGCAGGGCCGTTATTGAATTCTCTGGCAAAGTTTGCGGGCCAGCAAGCTGACATTGGAGCATTTAAAGCCAGAACAGGATTGGAAGGGCGTGAAAAATTAGCTCAAGATATTTTGACAATGGGTCTAGGAAAGACCGGCACAGGGGGCCTGGGTGTTGAAACTGCTATGGCCGGAGGCTTGAAAGCTAGAGCCAAGAAACTGGGAATTACGGATTTGAGCGATAAGGACTTGAGAGAATTTGCCGTGCAAACAGCAACTCAGTCTCAACGTGCTTTTGAGCTTCCAACAATCAAAGAGATTGAGTTTCAAGCCAGTCAGGTTCAAGATCCATCACAGAAAAGAGCTGCTGATAGAGCCAAAAGAGAGGCAGAGCGGAAGCAGTTAAAAGAATTTTTAGAGTTAAATAAGTTAATGACTTTAGAGCTTGATCGTCAGGAAGAGCTGGACAGGATGGCTGGCGAGCATATTGCTAAACAGCTAAATGACGCAGATCAAATAACTCAAAAGCAAGACACTCGTAGGGCAAAGCTGGAAGGAATTATCAACGGAACGGAGCGAGAAGCGGAGTTGAATGAAAGAATCAATCAAATCACACAGAAAGGGTTGTTGCCAGCGGATGAAGCTCGATTGATTGCTGCTGAAAAGCAACTTGATGCAATGGATCGACAGGCTGAGGCTGCTAAAAAGATTGAGGCTCAGTTTGAGCAGGTTGGGCAAACTGTTAAGAGTGGAATTGTAAATGGAATCATGGCTGCAATCGATGGTACAAAGTCATTGCAGGAGTCCTTGGCTTCAATTCTTCGAGATGTTGGCAGAATCTTTCTTAATCTAGCAATTAGTCAAGCAGGCAGTGCGCTAAAAATTCCTGGTTTTGCGGATGGTGGTTATGTTTCAGGGCCAACAGCTGCTGTTGTTGGGGAGGGCGGAGAGCCTGAATATATTATTCCAGAATCTAAGATGCGTTCTGCGATGTCACGTTATTCACGCGGTGCTCGCGGTGGTTCCGTTATTCCAGAAGCAGGAGGCTCTGGAACGTCAGGCGAAGGTGGCGGAACAGCAGTTGCCGCTCTAATCGATGTTCGCTACACCGTGGAACGTATCAACAGCGTTGATTATGTGACCGCTGATCAGTTCCAACGTGGAATGCAACAGGCTGCATCACAAGGTGCTAAACAAGGTGAACAACAAACGCTAAAACGTCTGCAAATGAGCGGCAGCACTCGTAAGAGGTTAGGAATGTGACCCAGTACGCTTTCGGCCATGCTCTACGGATC